GACGCCGATGGCCGGGATGTAGTCCTTCTCCAGGTGGAACTTCGTATTCAGCGTGATGGGGTAGGCATTCTTGCAGCGGACCATGAGCAGGGCCAGGTCTTCGCCATAATCGGCGTCCGACACCTTAATGACCTTGGCGTCGAACTTCACTTCGCCGACCCGCCGGCCGCCTTCCTGCCGCTCCTGGACGATCTCGGCGTCCTTGTATTCGATCAGGGTCCGCGTGGTGCCGTTGGCCGTGACGACCGTGCGTGACGTGCGCAGATTGTCAACGACGTGGGCCGCCGTCCAGACGAAACTCACGGTGTCCTCGCCGATCTTTCGAGTGACGAGGTTGCCGGAACCCTGGGCCTCCCCGGACTTGATGGTCACGCTGATCTGCTGCAAATCGTCGGGCACGCCCGCCAGGGCCGTGCCGACCAACAGGGCGAGGGACAAGGCGAAAACCAGAAACAGGCTACTCTTCATCGGTGCAACTCCAAAAGGTGAAAAGGGCAAAAGGTCTTCTTAGCACTGGAATCTCACGGGCACAGGGGGCTTGCCACACGGGACAACCGTTGCGGGGACGAGCCGCTAGTCGTCTAGGACCTCCACTTCAACCATGCTGCCGTACTCCGGCCGGAACCGAGAAGACAGGGTTTCGATCAAAGTGTCCCGCATGACCTCGGAATGGGACCATCGTGCCTTAAAGCACACGCGACATTCGAGCCGTGTTTCCTCGTTGTCTGGTTCCAGGAAAGTCAGGTGGCGGAGAACATTGTCGCAATTCGCACACGCGACCACCGCCTCCCGCACGCGGCTCGGCGTCGGCGACCGCTCCCAATGTCCATGTGCCAGTTGGATACGGCAAGTAAAGCGATTCACGATACAGCCTCCATAATCTGCATCGTTCCTTCCGAACCCTCGGTGTCCCACTGGACCCCCGACATCAACTCGCCCATCGACATCAATTCCAGGCGACGATTCTCACGGATGATGTCGAGCACGCGGCCATCGGTAGGCAGGTGGATCAGGTCCACAATCAGACACCCCTTGTTCAAGTCCATACCGATGCGGTGAATCCGGTCTTCGCTCTGGATGCGGTATTCCGGCTTATAGGAATTGGACCAGTAGACCGCCGTGCGGGCCTCCACCAGCGTCAGGCTCATGCCGCCGGACTCCGGGTTGGCGTCGAAGGCCACCCGCGAGTGATTCATATTGGCCCAATAGTCCAGCGGCTCTTCAGCAACCGGCTTGCCGTCATGCGTGAGCACTTGAAACGCGCCCTGATCGCAACGCACGACGTTCCACTTTTCCTTGAGGCACAACCGAGCGATCCGATCCACGGAGCCCGTAAAGCCGGCAAAGACCACAATGCGACCGGTCTCCTCGTTCTCGTCCAGCAGCATCTTCAATGCTGCCTCCTTGGGACACGGAATCTCGTGAGTGACACGGATCAGCTTGGGCACCTCCTTCGCACCACCACAGACCGGGCAAGGCACCGTCTCCTGGACCAGCCGCGCCACAACCTGCGGGTCCAGCAACTCGATCTGCGAGTAGCGGTGGTCGGGATTATCTGGCTCGTACCAGTCCTTCACCGTGCCGTCGCTGCAATGCGTACAGCGGGTCATGCCGTCCTGCTCTTCGCGGTACTGGAAGCCGTCGCTCAACTCCCGCAAGAGCGTCATGCCGGTGATGGCGTTCGGAGCCATCTGCACGATGGCCTCGGCCACGCGGAGGGTACTCGCGGTCGGCTGGCAGATGATCTTGCGGTAGCGCTTATCGGGCAGTTGCAGGCAGTCCTTCTTGTGCTTGATCGTGACCAGCCCCTTGAGCCGTTCGTACAGGTAGGCGACCTCGTTCTTGCTTGGCTTGAAGGGGTGGTAGGCGTCCGGCTCCGTGAGGCCGTCCAACTCGTGCGGCCCCGCTTCACGGGTCATGCCGCACTCCGCACACTTCGTCTCGTCGTCCTTCCAGCCGATACGCTTTTTGAACGTCGTCTTGTCTTCAAGCGACTGCTGGACCATGAACGCCAGCCGCTCTTCCATCGCCTTCGCGCTGCCTTCACGGAGGAAGCCCGGCCAGGCAATCTCGCACTGACTCCACCAGTCCACCGGCGACTTCGGCGACGGGGTTCCGCTCATTTCGATCACGTAACCGTGCTCCAGCCCGAAGTGTTCGCGGATCATGTCCGCAAGGCGCTGGCAGGCTTCGGAGCGCTGCGAGCCGGAGTTCTTGCAGCGGGTCGATTCGTCGCAGATCATCCCCGCCGGAATCGGCTGCCCCGGCTTCCACAGGTCAACCCAGGTCTTCAATCCCTCGTAGGTGAAGAACTCGACGTTGAACCGGTCGAAGGGGAAGTTCCACTTGCGGAACTCCCGCTTGATGTTTGGCAGGCTGGTCTTCGGGCCGACCCAGAACCACCAGTCGATGCCGGACCGCTCGATGACTTCCTGGGCCGACAGGGTTTTGCCCGTGCCCATTTCGGCCGCGAAGATGTGGTAGTGGTACGTCAGCCCGTTGTCGGTCAGGTCTTTCTGGTGGTCCTTCAGCGGTCGTGTGTACTCGTGCCGCACGAGCGGCCGATCGAACCAGGCATAGGCATCCTCACCCATGAGGAAGGACAACTGGAAGCGGTTGCGCTGGCAGTTCTCCACGGACCAAATCTTCCGCGGATCGGGCTCGTCATAGCCGTGCCACCGCGACCCCCGCATCGCCTTGATCTCGTCCTTCAGGCTGTAGGGGCTCTTGATGAAGAAAATGCGACCGTCCTTATACTCCAAGGTGGCCGTCACCAGGATCGGAGTGCCGGAGGAGGTTGTGGTTCGGAACTTGGTCTGGACAAGTCCTGTTGTCACGTTTACACGCACTTCATGGCTCATTGGGTACTCGGACAAAAGCACTGCCTATTAGTTAAATCACCGTTCCGGGTGAGAATTAGAGTGCTTCCAACCGGGCGGCAGCAATTTCGCAGTTGTGCTCGCTCAGTTCGACGCCGATGCAAGACTTCCCGAGCCGCTTGGCGGCCAACAACGTCGAGCCGCTGCCGGCGAACGGGTCCAGCACCGCCCCGCCCGTAGGCGTAGACAACAGCGTCAGGAGGTATTCCATCAGGGCGAGAGGCTTGACCGTGGGATGGTCGTTCTTCATCCCCGGTGGGTTGCGCTCCTTGGTGGCGGCTTTCGCCGTGTAGAAGAACCGGCTAGCCCCGCCTGCGTCACCGTAGGTGCCCCGCGTCGAGGCACTATCGGGGAAGTCGCCGTGGTAGCCTCCGCCGCCTCTACTGCGGTTCCGCTGCTGCCCGGCCTTCATCATGCCGCTCTTGAGCGTGCCGGTCTGCTCGTCCAGCAGGACCGCCGCCCCTTCGTCCAAGAGCAGATTCGCCGGCCAGCGCCCGCACGCGGAACCGCCCACCGGCGACCGGTTGACGCTGACCCAGCCGCCGTCCGAATTGGACACCGGGTTCCGTGTGCGGATCGTGCTGTCCGTCCCAATCCGGCTGGCGTCGATGTTCAGCCCCGCTACGCCCCACTGCTCGGCGTTGTGGGCCAAGCTGCCGTCCAATGGCTTCATCGCCAACGTGATCGGCTCCCACGCAGGCTTCAGCGAATTGGCCCAGCCGGTCCACGCCTTCGCCAACTCGGTGGCCGGTGCCGTGATCGCACACTCGGCCGCCGGGTTATGGAGATCGCCGTAGACTTCATTCGTGCGGCCGTTGTCAGCCAACGAATAGCCGGGTTGGCCGACCTTTGTGCCGACCACCTTCCGCTTGGCTCCTTTCGCCTTGTCGATCATCAGGCCCACGTCAGGAGCCTTGGGAAAGCCCTGCCCGTACAGCCACATGAGGCAATCCCGGATTTCCCAGCCGGCGTCTTCGATCGCGCACACCATGCGGTGGTACGTGCGCGTGCCACCGAAGGCCAGCATCATCGCGCCCGGCTTGCACACCCGCAGGAAGTTCTCCCAGAACAGTGGGCCAGGGACACCGTGGTCCCATTCGTGGCCCATGAAGCCCAGCCCGTAGGGCGGATCGGTGCAA